TCTTCTGTAGAAATAAGGGCAAACATAAGGTCAGCAGTAGCAGGGAGTCCAAAAGATTCAGAGGTGTCAGTAAGGTCAACATCAGAACTAGCAAACCCGCTACGAGTAGTTTGAGTGGCAGATACAATCGGAACGTTCGTCTCAACTGCGAGACCCCTAAGTTCCTCTGCGATTGCTTTGACATAAGTATACGAGTTTACAATAGATCCTTTATACCTTTGAGAGGCACAAATATTTAAGTAATCTACGAATATAATGTCAGGTTTAATACTTCTTTTTAATGCAAGGTCATTAAGTAATGATTTAAAATGTCCTACATGTGCAGAGGCAGTAGGATACTCTTTAATAATTAACTTACCTTGTGTCTTCTTACCTAAATTCCTAATCTTATTTTCAAACATAACCTTTGGTAGGTCATGTAATTTTTGAATAGGTATATTTAAAAGATTTGCATCAATACGTTCCGCAATCTTTTCTTCAGCCATCTCCAAAGTAATGTACAATACATTCTTACCTTCAAGTAAACATGATGCAGCAACATGGCACATGAACAAAGACTTCCCCACACCAGTGCCCGCAAGAGCGATGTTAAGAGTTTTATTTGGGAGACCACCCTTTGTAATCTTGTTGAAGAACTCCAAGTCGAATGGGATCTTATCTTCCTTCTTATGATAGAAGTCGTATCTTTCATCAGAATCTTTTAAGTAATCATGTCCTACATTTTGGTCAAAGGACACACCCAATGCATCACTTAAAATCTGTGGGATTGCTCCCTTATCACGTTTAGAATCTTGTCCATCTGCAATCTTAACACTCTCCATAAGAGAAAGATAGATTGCTCTCTCTTGACACCACTTCTCTGTAGTATCAACTATCCAATCAAATTCAGATTTCTCATCAGTTAAATTTTCTAGTACAACAGTAATATCCTTGAACTGTTCTTCTGTAAGATCAGTTCTTTCTTGACACTCAATACCAATAGCATTCAATGATGGTAATGCATTGTATTGACTTATATATTCATGCACCTCTAAGAAGATTATCTTAAGAGATGTAGAGGTAAAGTAATCTGATTTTAAAAAAGGTAATACTTTACGTGCGTATTCCTCATGGTGAATGAGGTTACTAAGAATAGTGACTTCTAGATTCATGGTAGGATAGTCTGAGTCATTCCTTGCATAGTATAATGCAAATAAGTTCCTATGATATATTTGTTACCTGATACAGGTGGTAATCCTGCATGTCTGTATTGCCACGTTGGTGGGAATACTAGTATACTACCACGTTTTGGCTTAACTGCATAATTTAATTTAGGAAAATTAGTCTCTCCACCTTCCTCTACATCATTCAAGTATAAGAAAGCAACTAAAAATCTTATTGCTGATGCATGGTCACCAACATCAACATGGTCTTTAAACTGATCCTTTCCATTAGGTTCGTACATCTTCATACGAAACTGTTCAAAGTTATACCTCGAAGGAAAATCATAACCACAATCAGTATCATTAATATACTTTTCTATGGTTGCAAGCATAACATTTTGCAAAGTCATTTGTATCCCCATCCATAGAGGATCCTTTGCTATAAATCTTTGAGATATATTTAAGTCGTGGAAGGTTGGTCGTTCTTCTCTATCGACATATACGCTGTCGGATTTATGAAATGCTTCAATGATAGAGTCACATAAATCTGGACCAATCTGTTCAGGATACGTTCTAACATAATCAATTAATTTAAGCACCGTAAAGAAACTCCTTTGCTGCACATTCGTCTAATGCTTGCATGATTTCAGGAGTAAAATATTTTTCAGGATCTTGGTAAATTGCCTTTGGATAAACCTTCGCCTCTCCAATCTGTATTCTGTTTCCAGTCTTTGTAAAGACTCCATATTTTTCTCCCAGTTCGAGCAATCCGTAATAGGAGTCCAGTCCTCGTTCATCGTAGAACAACCTTGTTTCTACTTGGGCATTTTCTTTTGCGAGTCTCGATTTAGCACTCTTAGCTTTGATAATGTTTCCAACAACTTCTTGCGAATCCTTTTCCTTTTTTTTGCTAAGATAGATGATTGTACTCGCGGCATATTTGAGGCCACTACCGCCTCCCATTTCTTTAGTTGGGATATAACTGCCGACCACATCGTAAGTATGATTTGTAACTATAAGGGGAACATTTGCCTTACCCAATTTAAGAGTAAGGACTCTGAATATTGATTTCACAACCTGAGCACGAGTCATGTCACGTGTCTCTTTACCTGCTTCACTGTCCTCAATCTCTTTGGTAGTACTTAGCATACCAAGTGAGTCAAGAACAAACATAAGAGGTTTGCGATCCTCTTGAGGTTGTTGTAAGTATTTATCTAGAATTCTTATTGCCTGAGTTCGGAACTCCTGAACAGTAGTTACGGGAACTAACATCATACGGGATGAATCAATTCCTCTATCTTCAATTAACCGTTTGGAAATGGCAGACTCTGACTCGAAATAGATGACACCACTATCGTCGCTAGACTTAAGGAAATGCTCAACAAGGCCAAGACAAAAATAAGTCTTACCAGTACTCGACTCTCCAGCGAGAGCAGTGATCTTATTTCCTGGGATTCCCCCGAATATTGACCCAGATACCAGACCATTGAAAATGTAGCTACCAGTGTCAATAAAATTGTTTGTATCACCAGCTGATACTCCGTCACTGACCAGTGAAGCATATTCATTATCGATCTCCTTTGCAATGTCTTTCAAAAAATTCATGGTGATTTTTTAAATAATTTAGTGATGTAATTGGAACGTTTTAATGCACGTTCAAACCATTTGGCTTCATCTTCATCAAAGAATTCTTTCTCCTCTGGATGTGCTCCAGCACCAAAAGCTTTCTTATATTCTACAATGTATGTGGTCATCCGAATAGGAACTCCAAGCTAGCAACTTTTTCTGGCTTCCAACCTATTGTATCCATGATGACCTTGATTGGATCAAGGAAACTCTTACTGAATTGTAAGTCATAGTCCACCTGTTTGTCAAGCCCAAACTCTTTAGGGAATGTGTTCAGATACGAAATCACATTCTCATTGATTTTGTTTGGTGTCTTAAGATAAACAAACTTAATCTTTTCTCCGTCCTGAATCAGGGGATACTTATGAGTAAGGTTGTTCTTCTTATTATAGAAATTGTACAATAAAGCACCTCGCACATGTATGGGAGTGCCTTTACCATAGATGGATGATTGGTTCGCCCACTTATTTATTCCATTGCATCCCCTTGGGAATGAGATGTCTTCAACAGGTAACTCTGTAAACTGTTCTTTAAAATTTGAAATAAATTCCTGTGCTTCCTCTTCACCTTCATTCATAATAACTTTCAAACACTCCTTAATCTTATCTCTACACGCACCTGGTGTAGAGGATTTAACTGCTTCAATACCCATGATCTTTAACTTGGGTTCAGTAAATCTAACACCCTCTATGTCCCATGCATTAAGGATGTATCTTTTCTTGGCAGTCCATATACCTTTGTTGGCAATGGTCTCCCTCTTCATGAACATTTTCTGTTCGTAAGCGTTGACATAGTTGGCCAACGCTTCATAAGAACTCGAAATATACTTTTCCAGTTCCATGTCACACACCTTATCGAGGAAATTAACAATCTTTTCATTAGATGTCTCTCTGCCCTTGAATACAGTTTGTACCAGAGGACCAAGGTGCAAGTAAATAGAATCGGTATCACTAGCAATAACATAATCTTCTCCTTCAGTTTTCAGTATCTTATTAAGATACTCATTCATTCTTTGTTCAATCCAACGGATGCTAACTTGCCCACTAAGAGTGATCGCCTCAGCATTCGCCAAGTTGTAATATCTAAAGTATTGATTTCCAATGGCTCCATAAGCTGAATTGAGCTGTATTTTTCTAGCCATTTGGATGTTATTGAATTTACTAATATCCTTTTGTAATTTGGCACTCGGCTGAACTTCATAATCCCTTTTCGCTTGAAGCATTTTGCCCTTATAAATTTTTCTTTCATCGTAAATTGTTTGCATCATTTCTGGTAGGAACCCATGTATATCTTTACGATATTGAGCACCGTTAGCACAAGTAGCATAGTCCTCAGTAAAATCAATCTCTTGATTTAAAATCCGTTCAACGCTCGCACTGGGATGTCTAGTCTCCCTGAGTGTCTCTGGCGAGATATTGTACTGCATAATAAGATGAGGATACAAGCTATTAAGGTCAAAAGAGACAACCCAATCATAGCATCCTGGTTTCGGTTCCTTG